TTTACCAAATATTTTTTCTATTAACTTTTTAAACATTATATTTTTTGCATCTCTGGGTTTTTTGATAACATATTTTTTTCTGCTCTAGGTCTTGCAATAGAATCTTTACTTCTTTTTCTAAGTTGAGCAGTAGCAGAATCTTTTAATCTTTTTTCTCTAATTTGTTTTTCTAGGTCTCTAGCTAAATTCATTTTTTATCCTTATTCATTCCGCCTCTAAAAATCTGTGTTCCTTTAATACCGTAGATACTCGCTACGACAAGAATCCACAAATTTGTAAACCATCCCGGAAGTGTAGAGAACATATCAAAAAATAATTTTACTTTGTCCATCGCTGTTGGATCGTCACTTATAACTGCCCAGGCCAAAATTGCTATGGGCAAACTTAAAATTATTAAAACTGCCTCGTCCTTCCAATCTGATTGTCGGGCCTCTAATAATTTTCCTTGGTAAGCTTCTTTTCCTTCGGCCATTTTTTGTGCATGCATTAATTGTGCATCAGACATAGCCATCTTAGTTCTCTGTTTGTTAGCGTAAATTTTTGATCCTGCAGATACTGCAAGTTTAATAGCTGATAACCACATTACTTAACTCCTGTAAATTTAGTTCCTCTGATAGCTGCTCCCCCACCTCTGGAGAATTTCACTGGAGGTACTTGTGGGTTAGGTCCTCTTAATGGTGGTGGACCATAAGGTACTCCACCTCCTTTATTATAAGCTTTAAAATCATTTAAAAAACTACTTGATTTTTTAACAGTTTCTTTTTTAGGAATAGGAGCTTTAGGTTTTATACAAGGAGGTAGACTTCCATCTAAACATCTTGGTGCTTCATCTTTACTTTCGGTAATCGGTACTTTATTACTTCTTTTGTATCCTGCTTCTTTCATGTAACCTTTATTTTTAGGATCCATTACTTTAAGAGGTTTGTTTTCTGCTCTATAAAAATCTCTATATAGTCCTTCTTTTCTTGCAAACTTTTCTTTCTTTTTTTTCTGAGCGTCATACGCTTTCGGTGCTGCCCAGCCTAAAATTTTATTAGCTGCCCAAGTTCCCGGGCCTAACGTTGGAAATCGAGGTGGCCCTTTATAAAATTCTCTATCTGAAGTTGTCCCACTGCTACCACTACTTCCACTTCCACTTGTCGGTGCTTTTGTATTCTTACTTATAGTTTTATTATGATTTGCTGTTTGTGTTTTAGTAGATTTATCTACTGCTTGTACTGCTCCAGGTGCATAGGGTCCAGTTTTATTAGCTTCTTGACCCCGATCTTGAGGACCCCCTCTTTTTAATTTAGCCATCTTACCTTTTTTAGCTGAATCCATTGCAAACTTTTTTGCAACTTCAGGCTTTTCAGCATATAGATATCTTCTTTGTTTAGCTGATTTAAAAGGCATTAGTTTTTATTTTTATCTCTCATTTTTTGAACTCTTAATCTTTCTTCTGCAATCATTCTATTTTGAGCTAGTTTAGTTTCAGCAATTCTAATTCTTTCTGCTGCTTGATCTTCATTATCTTCTAGCTTCATCTTCTCAATATCCATTCTTTCATCAAGAGTTTCTTGTTGAAGTTCATTAGTCATCATATCACTTTCACTTCTTCTCTGTAACTCCATCGCTTTTAAGTCTAGTTCTCTTTGTTTTAATGCAACTAGTGGGTCTTGTTTTTGACCTCCCGCTTCTTCTTGTGCAAGTTCTGTTGTAATCTTAGCAATCTGTTGTGCAATTAGAGCCTCAATTTTAATTTGTGCCGCTTGAGGATCTGCTTGTAGTTCTTGTTGCATCGCAGGATCTTCTTGAAGCATTGCCCCTACTTCCCCTTGAGCTAACATTGAAACGTGTTCCGAGATATGTCCTTGTAATAAAGCCATCACCATTGGATTAATCTGTACCATTCTTGTCGCCATGAACGCTCTATGAGCTTGAATATGAGCTTTATGATCTTGTGTAGGGAAAGCTTTAGGCATTTGCATTTGTAATGCTTCAAGGTTCTCGATTGCTGGATCTTTAGGTACAGGTTGTACTTCTGGACGTAATACTTGATCTATATCTTTAGTACCCAATGCTTCATAAACTCTTCTATAAGCTTCTCTTAAATTATGAAGTTGTGGATTAGATTGTGCAATTTTTAAATTCTCATTTGCTAAGGTTACCCTTTGTGACATTGAAAAAACATTAGGGTCTGCAACTGGAATAACATCTACTCTGTCATCAAAGTCTGTTTGTTTAACTGCTTGGTCTGCACCATAGACTGAATAAGGATAAATAGGAGGTAAGTATTCTCCAAAAATTTTACCTAGCATTCTAAATTCTTGTCTCATTGCGTAGTAACATCTTTTGTGAATAGCTGTCATGACCCGTGAGCCACGCTCCAGGATTGCAATAGTCGAACCTACTGATCTGTTTTGCTCATCTAAGCCAACTGCCATATCCGTGATTGCTGCAAACTTTTGTCCTGCACCCACAACGAAGCCTAGTAGTTGGAAAAGCGTGGCACTTGGTTCTTTAAAAGGTAACATTTGAAACTGGTCTTTTATATTTCCGCCAGGTGCATCTACATCTCTGAACTCACCGGGCTGGAAAGGTTGATCATCATCTCTGATTCTAATACCACGGCTCTTGAAACCTGCTGGTAAATTACTTAAAGTACCTGCATCCAATAACTGTCTTAATGCTTGAGTAGCAGTTCTAGTTAAACCACCAATCATATGAATTAAACCAAAGCCATAAAAACCTAAACCGGGTAAAAATTTAAAGTGAACAAAATAATTCTTTCTAACTTTTAAATCATCATCAGGTTTATAGTTTCTATAGATAGATAATACTTCATTACTACCTTCATCTATTGTTACAATGTATGGAATCTTAACTGCCTTATCAGCATTCTCTACTTCAAACTCTTCTAAGTTTAAATCAACATGCATTTCTAAAATAGTGTGATCATATCTATCTTGACCCGTAGGAGTAACTCCTTCTATTTTTTGATATTCTTTTTGTATTTGTGATTCTTCTGGTTGAGAAGGTTTAATCTCTACATCTCTGTAAAAACCAGCTTCCATTTTTTTTAATAGATCATTCTCACCCATTCTAATAACATGAGTAATTCTTTCACAATCTTGTAAATCAGTAGCATAATAAGGAACTACAATATCTTCTGCTGGTATAAACTTTGATACTGCTCTTTGCATAATCTCATCATAATAAACTTTTTTAAATGCAGATCCTGCTAAAGGTAAATAAAATAATAATTGATCAAAGTCTGGAGTATATTCTTCCATCTTTTCCATTAACATGTAGTTCATGAAATCCTGGACCCGTGTAGCTTGGTTCATTTTTTGTGGGTCTTCAGTTCCCATAACTCTAACTCTTACTGGGCCATCTGAAGGTAATAATTCTTTGTAAGCTTGTGCTTGAAATTGTGTAACAGCTTCTGCAAGTAATGGATGGTGCACGCTTGCCGAGCCTTTAAATGGTCTTGTCATATCTACATATTTAAAACCTAATAAGTCTAAACCTCTAGTATAACTATCTGACCAATCTTTTCTTGATATAACATCTTTTTTATATTCAGCTACTAATGAAGAAGCCATTCTTTTAAGGTCACGTTCATCCATGTCCTCTGCAATATTTTTATAGTGTTCCTCTACTTCAGATATAGTCTCATCTACAGAAACTGTTTCTTCACCGTCTCCTTCTATCTCAACATCAACTTCTTCGTTAATGTCTTCTGAACCTACTGGAGTTTCCTCCAGTAGATTTATATCTTTTTCGATTTCAGCCATTTAACAAATATAAGTTTTTGTTTTCTTTCCTGCTAATATAACGCCTTGACCTCTAGTAGTGATATCAGCCATACCACCTTTGTATGCTTTCATCATCTTACCTTTTTTAGCACCGCTATTAAGTTCAGATACTACTCTTCTTTTTTCAGCTCTAACATTACTGTCCGGTCTTTTTTTAGCATCTAATCTTCCCATTTGTTCTAGAAGATTCATTCTGCCAGTATTAGCTTTAGCCATTTTACCGTATCTTGCTTTCATCATCTTACCTTTTTTAGCCCCTAAACCAAAACCAAAGTTATTAGACATAGCGTCAGCTTGGCTTTTAGTTTTAGGCATAAGTGGTGAAAGTTTTCCTGCAGTTCTTCTTTTAACAACAGCTTTTTTAATTTTCTGATTTGCTTTTTTTAATTTATCTGCTTTTTCTTTAATCTCTCTTGGTAAAGCATTTTTATCAACAGTCATTTTAAGCTGGCCACCAGTCATTGTTTTTCCACCTTCACCTGTTATTTTTCTTACATCAACTTTTCCAATCCTTTTTGACGATGATGGTGTCTTAGCTCCTGGAGGTGCTCCTGTTGGTTTTAATTTTCCTGCACTTAACATTTTTGCACCTTGATAGGCTGCAAATCCTGCAGCAGCTACCTTAGCCGCCTTCTTTAATTTATCACTTAGTTTTCCCATGGTATTCTCCTTTGATTAATAATATATATATTTAGGATTCTTTTCTTTCTGGTCATACTTCTCGTCAGAAGAAATTGAAATAAAATAACCCTGACGGTATCTTATCATAGCTTGGGTAGTACTATCAACATAATCATCGTGTGATCCGTGAGGAAATGCTGCGCACTCTTCTATCACTTCTTCTGCCCAATCTTCTCCTTCTGGGTACCACACTTGACCACTTTCGAATATCGGTGATACAGCATTGACCCGTGAATGTTTGTCTTGTCCTCGTCCTGGAGTAAAATCTATAACAGGTATCCCCATTCTACGCAACTCTTGAATTAATGATTGACCACTAGCTTTACCCTCAATAATCACAGTTTCTGGTTCCCAATACTTATATTGATCTAATGCTACAGCTTTTAATTCTGGAAAATCCCATTTACCTTTAATAGCATCTATTAGTATAAGAGCATCTGCTTCACCATCTTCTGGAGTAAATATACCCCAAGTCGTAATGGCTGAATAATCGGCTGTTTCTTTTTTTGAAAATGCTGTATCATAACTCTGGATAATATGACTACAATATGGTAAATTTTTATATGGATAAGGTAACCACCATTCTCTTTTTAAAAGTGCTCCCTCCTCTGAGGTCGGCTCTTGCATATATTGTGCAGACCAGTTCCTCACTGTCAAAGAAGCTTTTACCGTTTCTAATTCCTCTAGTGACCAATACTCTGGCCAAACTGGTTTGTTGGACGGTAGGATTGCTGGGAATGATACTGT